TTCTACCCTTTTGCTGGTATCTCCATTTTCATAACCGAAGATAACTTCATTTGCTCTGACACCTTCACCAAGAGAAATCGCACTGGTAACACCAACACAATCAAAGAATTGATTAATACTCTTATTCTGATATGTTATAACATTTCCACTAACATTAAGTTCTCCAGTTTGACCAAATCCAATAGTGGAATCCACACTAATGACTGAAGAACCAATTGAAACTTCTTCTAATGACCTGGAGAATCCTGGAACACCAAAAGTTCCTTCAACAAGATCTCTATCATTATATCCTACAAACAAACCAAGTTTATAGAATGTTCTATTATTTCTTGTGAAAATTTCTACATCAGATACTGAACCACTAGTATCCGTATCTACTGATCTAAAGACTGTTTGACCTTCTAATCCAAGTGGATTGCCTGAGATTGGTTCAGCAACAATAATCTCTCTTCTTACAAACTCTGCAGAAGATGGTTTAATCAGTCTAGTTTCAAGGTCAATTACTTTTGCAGATACACCATAAAGAACCTTGAACAGGATTCTGATAGATTCTTCAATACCTTTCGACTGGTAGAAGTTTCTGGCATGTTTTATGAAGTTGCCGACATCTAAATCAGAAACAAAAGTTTCCCCCTCAAATCCTGGAGTAAAAGTTTTCTTTAATTTTCTGTAAAATTCTTGAAGAAATAGTGCGCTCAGATTCTGAACACTAGATTGTGCTGTGTGTGCAGCAGCAGTTGTGTCTGAGAATATTACATTCTGACGATTAACACTAATAAAATATTCTCTAGTCCTATCGTCATATCCAGTAATTCCACTGAATCCACGAACACATCCCGTAAACGTAGTGGTGGTTTTGCCAGTATATGTAATTACTTCATCACCAATCTTTAAAAGACCATACTCATCAGGGAATCCTTTAGTTGAGGATACAGTGATTGTCGTAGATGATGCTGTTATATCAGAAGAGAGAGTTGTTTGACCAACAACAACCTCAGGCACAAGGTTATCAATCTTGAGATATCTGTCAAGATTATCAACCAAGTCAACATTACCACCCTGGTGTTCCTGGGAGATGTAATATTGTTTGAAGAATTCTATTGCCTTTGGAAAATCAGCTACTAAAAATTCTGGAAGTTGGCTCTCAATAATTTTATTGAGTTGCACTCTCTTCTCAAATTGCGACATATTTTATTTCCTCTCTAAAGCTCCGTTTGAATAACTTGAAGTATAGTAATCTCTTGTGAAAGAAACGCCAGAAATGTCCTCACCAGATGCAATGACATCTTTAACCATATTTATTGTGCTACTGGGAATGTCTAATGAGAGATAAAGATCTTTCAAACCAACAACATCATTGGAATCTGGATATGCTTGAATTTCAATAATATTGTTTGGTCGTGAAGTTTCTAAGATGTTTATAGTGTTAATAATAATTTCACCAGTCTTATAATTAACCTTTCCAATCTCTTTAGAAACGACAACTCTATTACCTAGAGCATCTTCTTTAACTACAGAAAGAACACCTTCTTCAATATCCAACTGTTGTGGTCTTCTAAGGAAAACCTGTGCAGCTTCATCAGCATTAGATATTGCATCAACACCAGTACCAATCGTTGGTGCATCAGTAATGTAAACTGTAGAACTCTCTCCCTGAACTTTAAATCCAGTTGACTTAATGTTCAGTCCATTTGGGTTTACACGGAATCGATTGCCAAAACATAATTCATATTGTGCAAATTGATTCACCAATACCTTCATGTCCCTTCTAATTCTTACCTTAGTAATGTTAGAAGTGATTGCATTGTCTACACGATCAATCAGTTGAAGAACTTTACTGTACTTGAATCTACCACCAAAACGATTCATATCAACATCCTTCGAGTAGGTTGTTAAGGATGATACAATATTTGTTCTCAAATCATCTACATTTGAGACTTGTTGATTATTGTAGTAAACAGTCGAATCAAGTTCAACATAAAGAATCTTAAGGTCAACAATCTTTTGATTGATTCCTGCAATCGAATATTGCTTAATCCTGTTCAGAATATTCTGCTTATCAAAGTCTGAAACATAGGTTCCATTCTTTGGTTTGATACTAATCTGCACAGTACCAAACTTAGGTGGTGTTAATTCTTCACCACCAACAACTGCAACAGACTCTGTATTGGGATAGATTGAAGCAATGATTGCTTCATAATCTCTTGCTGTAACCGCTCTGTACTGTGCAGAATAGAGCCTAGGGGCAAAGTATTTGATTGATGATACATTCTCTATCTCACCGCCGTTTATCGCCCTCTGAACGGTTGTAACGGGGATAGAGGCACTAGGAATAACTCTTACACCACTAGAGTCAACAAAATTTCCTTGGAAGTCAAATAATGCTGGTCCATTTCCTGCCTCACCATCAGTAACAAGATACCTGATAGTAATGACTGCATTATTTTCTAGTTTCTTACCAAAGTAACCATCACCAAAGAGAAGTTCATATCTTTCATCCTGAACTTCTTGTATTAAAAAGATTTCTGATTTGCTATCAATGTTTAAAATATTATCAACCAGATGATATTCACGCCCAAGACCTGTATCGTTGACACCTTTTACGAAAGCAGTGATGGTTGATGTATCAATATTTGGATTATCAAGAATAAATTTTTGATCCTGAGAAGTATCAACCAAAAATTGTCTAGTTAACAGTGAACCTTGGTAAATTTGAATTGGTTTTTCTGCAGATCCAAACTGTGCAACACCATTAACAACAGTTGCAGTGATGTCTTCAGGAACTGAGAACCTATAAGATGTGTTATCTGCTGCTCCAACACACACTAGACCTGCTTCAAGGGTGACAAAAGCACTACTAGTAGTGGTTGGCACCGCAAATGTAACTTGTGCCTTAGCGGCGCTCCTAGAGCGAGGTATGTAACCAATGTTTCTTGCTAAGGAAACCACGTTTTCACGAACTGTCGCCCCATCTAGGAACGATTCATTCACTACAAGGTTTGCATTAAATGCATTAATGTAGGTATTATAAGCAAGCGTGTCGATTAAGACTGAAAAATTAGACCCTTCAAAGTCAAAATCCGTGAAATTTGAATTTGCACGAAGATAATCTTTGATCTGGGTCTTTATTTGGTCGAAATCTAGGTTAGTAAACTGTGTAAAAGGCATTTTTTATCGCGTTGCCTCTAGTATGAACGAAAAGGCTTGTGGTGGAAAATCTTGTCCTACAACATCAAAGTAAACTGTCACATCAAATGCGTTCTGATCGGGTTGTGGATCCACATCAATACGTACATTTTCAACACGATCCTCAAAATATTCGATTGTATTGCGAATTTGGTCTTCGATAATCGTTGCAGTAGCAAAATCAACGAATCCAAATAGACTCTTACGAATATCTGTACCGACTAAAGAGTTAAAAAACCGTTCAGTTGGAATGGTTTCAACTAAATTACGTACAGATCGAACGATTGCACGCTCATTTGTCAAGACAGGAAGGTCTTTCGTCACAGGATGTGGATCAAAAGCAAAACTAATGTCCTTAAATGCTCTAGAAACCCTTTGTGTCGGCATTGTATGGATAGATTTTTCTGAATTTATTTATACCTACTACCCAGAAATCTTACCATAAGTGGGTTCTGTACCATAATCCCAGTCATCATAGTCCTCATCATTACGAATTTTCTCATGAAGTTCGTTCTGAGTCGCAAAATCATGCTTTTTAGGTGTTAAATCATCATTTGCAATCTCACGAAGCATCTTTTGATGCTGATGATTACCCAAATTGTCTAAAAAGTCGTGCATTTTTTCATTTCTAACGTAATCTGTCACAAGACGAGTGGTACCCCACATCTCTCTCATGTAGTTTGAATCTCTATCGACAGGTGAATTACCCATTTTAGCTCCTGATTTACAAGAAATCAGAACTTTTAGAGGGGTTGCTATCCCTTACTGATATTTATTGACAAAAAAAGGGGTCCGAAGACCCCATATATCAACCTTTACCTTGCCCGCGATACATTTTCCTTGCTTTATTGCGAGAAGTCGCTGCATATTTTGTATGCTTCCCTGTGCCTTGACGAGACTTCTTAGGCTTCCCAGGAGTAAACCCATCCTTAACGAGACCGACTTTGGAACGTGCTGCCATAATTAATCCTCAACTACAATTTTTGTTTCAATTTCCGAGGGATTCGGTGACCCAGAAGAGTAGAAGTCCTCTGCCAGGTCCATAAGTTTATCAAAGTATTCATCTTTGGTCAAGCCCTCTGCAAGTACTTGACCCTCATGGAGAATTGTATAAGACTCCTGTGCCATTATCAGATCACGCGAGTTTTTTCATGCCCCACTCTGATGCGAGGATCGCACCAAATCTCAAATCCTGCCTCTTTTGCATCCAGACAGAAACTTACATCCTCTCCACACATATCCTGAACCTCACCAGATTCAAAGACTTGCATCTTCGGTGCAAACCATGGATACTTCATCTCATCATGCTCAAACACACCGTTCTTAATCAATAACCACCCAAATCCTGCATAGTCTACAGTGAATGGCTTACGACGCTTTGAGATACTCTCAATCGTTTCATGATTCATTACACCACCATTGTTTCGGAAATCATCTTCCTCCATCCAATGTGCAACACTGGTGGTTTGACCGTCTTCGGTACAATACCAACCACTTGCAATATCTTGGTCCATCAAGACCAACTGATAAAACTTCTCAGTGTTAAACACAATATCACTATCAATCCACAATTGATAATCATACTTCAACTTTCCATCCCATGGTTTCTGGTCAGGTCCTCTCAGAACATTTGCACCTAAACACTTACAACGTGCAAAGTTCACCATGGAACTATAATCTTGTGAAATTTGAATACTTGCACCATGCTGCACAAGGTCAAAACACAATTGTACAAAATTTTTGAGATACGTATATGATACTCCACGCCCTGGTAAACAGAAGACGACAGTCTTCCCCTTTACCATCTCACGCGCTTTTGCATAGTCCCACTCATCCTCTTTGGTGACTGTGGGCGTTTTTGCTTTTACTGTAAATCCTTTTGCCATAACTTAATCAAGTTTGAATGTGAATCGATTCATTAGTAATTATACTATGAGACGCGATGGTTGTCTACCGTTTAACTTCGGTTATTACGATACAATCTCCATCCGCCTCCATGTTTACTTCAGTTCCCTCATACCAACCATACTCTGATATCACCCACTCAGGAATGATTACATAATACTCCCCAGTTACAGGATCGACCTCTACGGTGCTTAAATTTTCTCCGGGATTTTTTTGCATACAGTGTATTCCGTTTCTCACTTTTGCTTTATATAGAAAAACTAAGAGTTATAAAAATAGCTGCCGAAAGCAAGACTTTATAGCTTTATGGTACCTAGGCGTTTTATATACACGCGCCACGGCGCGGGGACGCGGCGGGCGGCGGCACTGCCTACCACGCACCCACCACTGCCGTCAAGCA